ACATGATGGTTGTAAAATACGACCTACTTATAATTTTGAAGGATTAAAAGTGAAATTTTGCAATGAACATAAAGAAATTGGTATGGTTAATGTAAACGATAAAACTTGTCAGCATGAAGGTTGTAAAATACGACCTACTTATAATTTTGAAGGATTAAAAGTAAAATTTTGCAATGAACATAAAGAAATTGGTATGGTTAATGTAAAAGATAAAACTTGTGAACATGAAGGTTGTAAAATACAACCTACTTATAATTTTGAAGGATTAAAAGTAAAATTTTGCAATGAACATAAAGAAATTGGTATGATTGATGTGAAAAATAAAACTTGTGAACATGAAGGTTGTAAAATAATACCTACTTATAATTTTGAAGGATTAAAAGCAAAATTTTGCAATGAACATAAAGAAATTGGTATGGTTAATGTGATACATAAAACTTGTGAACATGAAGGTTGTAAAATACGACCTACTTATAATTTTGAAGGAGAAAAAGCAAAATTATGCAATGAACATAAAGAAATTGGTATGGTTAATGTAAAAGATAAAACTTGTCAGAATGAAGGTTGTAAAATACGAGCTAATTTTGGATATATCAATCAAATAGCTGTTAGATGTACACGACATAAACTCCCACTTATGTTTAAAAATAGAAAATCTGAATGTCAAGAAGAAAATTGTTTTGAAATATCTGAATATGGTATTGAAGAACCTACACATTGCTATCTACATCAAAAAAATAATCATTTATGTTTGTTAGGACAAAAATGTAAAAAATGTAATAGAGATAATGAATTATGTAACAAAGAGCAAATATGTTTAACATATTGTCGACCTACAGAATTAAGCATAACTGCAAAGAAAATTATAAAGAAAAAAGAAGGATTAGTTCTGTCTTATTTAGATAAATACATTAAAACTGATATAATTCCAGTAGATGATCGTATAATTGATAATTCATGTGTAAAAAGAAGACCAGATCGTCTTTATGATTGTGGTTCTTATTTTATTGTAGTGGAAATAGATGAAAATCAACATAAAAATGGATACTATAATGGTTGTGTATTTGATTTAAAAAAACAAGAATATCGTCGTATGGCTCAAATTCTTGAATCTTTAAGTCTCCCAGTAATTTTTATTCGATTTAATCCAGATTCTTTCAAAATAAAAGGAAAAAAACAAATAGTAAATATGCAAAAAAGACTTGATACTTTAGAAAAATGGGTGTCAAAATGTATAAATTTGAAATGGATTTTACGAGAAAATGAATCTTCAATAAGAATCAAACATCTTTTTTATGATGAATACAATGAGACTGATGTAAATTTTGAAGAACCCAAAGATATTAATGATTTTGTGTAAATAATTCTGAATCTATTTTTAAACTGTAACAATTTAAAAATATTTTATATAATATTCATTTATAGATATATTTTTCAAATGTAAAAAATGGAAAATTTAAAAATTGGAATTTGTACACTGAGTATCGGAGAATCATATAAGAAATATACTAGATATACTACTCAAAATAAAAAAATATACTGTGAAAAACATGGTTACACTTTTATTGAAGACGATGATGTATACAATAAAGACAAGCCTATACCATGGAGTAAATTACTTTTAATGAACAAATATCTTTCAGATTTTGATTATTTAGTATGGATTGATGCCGATATTTATATAATGAATAAAGAAACAAAAATTGAAAGCTTAATTCAAAAATATCATGACGTAGATATAATCTGTGGATCAGATTGGCGTATGGTAAATACTGGTGTTCTAATAGTCAAAAATACAGAATTTTCAAAAGAATTTCTTCAATCAGTCTATGATAATAATGATTACGATCCAAATTCAGATCCAAATGAAAGATATTTAAATTGGGAACAAGGATCTTTTATAAATTTACATGATAGAAACTATTTAAATTGTAAAGACAAAATTCAAATAACTTCACCTGAAGAAATAAATAGTTATTGGTATAGTTATTTTCCAGGTCATTTCGTCTTGCATTTTGCAGGTGTTCGTGGCGAGCTTTTAGAATATTTATTACGTGATCATTGTCCAGATCGTATGGATATTGATACTGATGAAACTTATAAATCACGTATGGAATGGCTATCTGGACCAATTCGAAAAGATATGGATGAAAAATTAAGAGTAGACAAAGAGAACGAACGAAAAGGTACGCTTGAACACCCAATTGAGTATGTTTCTCAAAAAGAATATTTAGAAGTGATTGATAAATATAACTATTTATTCGAGGCTCTTTTAAATATTGTGAAAAGTACAGGTGAAGAATTTGAAGGAAACTGTTTTTTCTATCATAAAACTTTTGATAAAATTAAAGATCATAATAAGGCAATTAATTTATATAGTCTTGGAAAAAGCGGTGGAAATGATATACTGGAAATTGGTTTCAATGCAGGTCATTCTTGTTTGCTTTTTTTATTATCTAATCCTGATAATAAAATTGATTGTTTTGATATATGCGAACATTCCTATTCTCAAAAATGTTTTGAATATCTATCGAATACATTTCCAGGAAGAATAACTTTAAACGTTGGAGATTCTAAAGCGGTTTTGCCAGCTTTTAAAAAAGAAAATTCTGAAAAATTGTATAATATAATTCATATAGATGGAAGCCATGAACTAAATGATGCTAATTGTGATTTTTATAATACTCTTTATATGACTAAAAATGAATGTTATATTATTTTTGACGATATAAATTTACCGCAAATGAAATATTTGTGGGATGGATACGTAAGGGATAATCATGTAAAAGAAATTTATAGTCTGCTAGTTGAAACATATCCACATGTTATAGGTAAATATTTACGCTAAAATATTTTTTAACTTGATTGTATTTTATAAATATAATTTTCTTTTTTTTAAATAAAATATAAGTATGTTATCAAGTTTAATTGATATGCATGTAATTTTAAATTGTATTTGTCCGTATATTGATTATAAAGATCGATATAATTTAAGTGTTACTAGTAAATTTTTCAGTCATATTGGGAAATTATATAAAAAAAAATTCAAAGAAAAGGATGATGAAGTCTATGAATTTATTGTTAAAAAAGTAAAAGAAAATATACAAAAAGAATTACAAATGTTTCTAGATTTACTTTTCAATGTGTCTATATCTTTAAATGATCGAATTTATATGTATAGCGATGATTTAAAAGATGGTATTTACTATTATAGTAAAAATATTTTTTTCAAAGAATATCATACAGCTTTGTATTTTTACCCAATGATAAATATTCGAAGTCATAATTTATATTTAGTTATATTTGTAAAAAATAAGACACATAAAACTAAAATTTTTAAAAACTATTTTTCATCGTTTTTAGAAGAGGACGAAATAAATTATTTCAATTTGAAATTCAATGAAAAGGTTATAAAATTAGTTTAAATACTTTATGATATATTTTTTATATTTAATAAATATATCACAAGAAAATGGACTGTATTCATCTAATAAAAACATTTTTAAAAAAAAATTAAAAAAATTTATATTATTTAATAAAATGAGACAAAAAAGTAAAAAAAATGATGGATGGTTGTTTTCAAAAAAAACAAAATCGGTTGACGAATCTAGTGGTAATAAAAAATCTTTTATAAGTAGAAAATTTGATGAAAGTAAAATATATTTGAATAAACGTAATTTAAAAAATTCTATAAACGATTTTAAGACAAACAAAAAACAAAAAGAAAACATAATAGATGCTAAAAAAAAATTACCTGAAGAACATCAACAATTTAAAAACAATTTCGATAACGCTTCTAAAGAGATAGAAAATAAAAAATTAGAAGAAATTGAATCAATAAATGAGATAATAGACAATTTAAAAATTGAATTAAAAAAATTAATTGATATTAAAAAATTGTCTAAATCAAGTCAGAATGAACTAAATAGAGATATAGAAACATCATATACTAACATTAAATATTACAAACAAATATTAGGTGATGAAAATGTTGCTCTTTCTGATGAAGTTAAAGAAGATATTAAAAAAATTGAAGAAATTTATAATAAAAAAGAAGTTGAAAACACAGAAGAAAAAGTTGAAAACACAGAAGATGTTGAAAAGACAGAAGAAGTTGAAAAGACAGAAGAAGTTGAAAAGACAGAAGAAGTTGAAAACACTAAAGAAGTTGAAAAGACAGAAGAAGTTGAAAAGACAGAAGAAGTTGATGGTCGTCGTAGAAGAAGTAAGAAATCAAAGAAATCAAAGAGATCTATAAAAAAGAGAAGAAGTAAGAAATCAAAGAGATCCGATGGTCGTCGTAGAAGAAGTAAGAAATCAAAGAAATCAAAGAGATCCGATGGTCGTCGTAAAAAATCAAAGAATTCTAAAAGAAAAAGATCTAGAAAATCTCTATATTGAGTAATTAAAAATATTTTTTTAAACTTTACATAAGGTTTAAAAAACTAAGAAGGGATGATGTTCATTTAAATATCAATTTTTTCAATAAATACGTTTTTATTTTGATCGTTATTCAAAATATTAATAAAATCTTTATTCCTTTGAACGAATAGTTCCATATTATTTAAACTCATTGGTGATTTAATAAAACCCATCATTCCTGATTTAGTCAATAAATTTTTAAAACAAATTGATGCTATACTAAATCCTAATACATCTTCAAACTTATCGTCTAATATAATCAAATCATATTTTTTATTACTATCTAATATATTACTTAGTATATCATTTGTTTCAATAAGTTTAATATTTTTAATACTTTTTAGATTATTTTGTTCAGTTATACTTGTAATTTCAGAATTTGGTAAATAATCAACTAGAGTTGAAATTATATTTTTTTTAGTTGAAACAATATTTCCAATTTCTAAAATTTTAGAAGGTTTTTTATTTGTTTTAAATTTGAAATAATCAAGAATTTTTAAATCTAAATAAGTTTCTTCGGGCAAAGAAGAAACAATATTTTCCTCTTCTTCCATAATAATTCTATCATTAGTTAAAATTTCTAATAAATCATTTGATTTTCTTTTCCAACTCATCTCTTTTGCCCATAAATAGTTTTTTTCTATCAAACTATTCTTTAATTTTTGATCACTCAAAACTTCAAATAACGAATTCAACGTTTTTTTTTGCCATTCAGTCGTTTTTGCATCACCTTCAATCATAATTCCTCTATTACCAACTGTTTCTTTTAATGCACCCAATTCAGATGTTATGACTAGTGTTTTACTAATTGCGGCTTCTAATGCAGTCAAACAAAATGTTTCCAAAAATGTACATGGGTATAACCAAACATCTGATGTTTTAAATGATTGTGCTAATTCTTTTTTAGAAGTCCATCCTTTATATATAACGCTACTAGAATCGTTATTACTATACTTTTCAATCAAAGTTTTAATTTCTTCCATTTCCTCTTTTCTTATATTTTTCAACCAAGAATTTTCAATATCACAATGAATATATAATTTAGATTCTGAATATTTTGATACTATATTAGGCCACATTTGAAGTAATTGTAATAATCCTCTATGGGCAAAAGAAGAATATATGAATTTATAAGGAATTTTTTCATTACTATTTCGACTTTCAAATAATTCTTTATCGATACCATAGTTTATAACTTTAGTTATACATTCTAGATCAGAAAACATTGATGTAAAATGATTCTTGTGCCATTCTGTTAAACAGAGCACATTTTTTAGTTTTTCATGTCTAATTATAACTTCTCCATTGGGTATTAAATCATGTAAAATAAGATATACATTTGAAACATCACTGTTGTATGTCATTGGTAAATATTCTGGATATCTGTTGATTATACAAGTATGAATCTTATTATTTTTTAAAAATGATGCGTAATTTTTCAAGTCTAGATAAACTACATTTTCAAAAGTTTCTTCCTCTGAACAATTACAAAAAACATAAACATCGAATTTATTTGCTTGTTTTATATATTTAGACATTTCTATTACAAAAGTTTCAGAACCACCAACACCTTTAGATAAAATATCACCACCTTTCCATTTAATAAATCCACCATCTGATACAATTACTAAAATTGGTTTTGATGATAATAACGGTGTCGTATTAAGAACATTTTTACAATCGTCTAATTGTTTTAATTTATTTAAAATTTTATTCCAACATTTAACAGTTTGATAGTCTAAACTCTCATCATTTTCATTTTTACTTAAAAATAATTCACTTGCTTCTATTCCAAGTTTTAAATCGTTTACAATAAAACATATTTGTGATAAAATTTTAGGAAGGTAGTAGAAAGATAAGGTTGGCTTCAATCCATATTGGCAATGTATTGGATAACCAATTTCAAAAGCTTTTTTCATAAATTCATACGCTTTCGTGTAATCATTATTCAAAAAGTAATGAATACCGATGAAATATAAACTTTCTGGTCTAGAAGTATCCATTTTATATGATCTTAAATATAATTTCTCACATTCTTCCCAAGGTTTATTTAGTTGAAAATTACATAAACGAGCAGCTTCAAAACATGCATCAATTTTTTCTTGTATAAAACCTTCATTTGGATGGTCTATTCTTTTTAAAAAAAATTCCAGTGCAGAATCATATTTTTTTAATAGACTATATGTTTGTCCAAGATAGTAATATGCTCTAGAATCATTGGGATCTTCCTCAATCATTTCATGTAAAATTTTCAAATCATATTTTTTTCGATCCATGGTTCTCTTTTCCATATAATCGGATCTATGATCGAATATATAACTTTGATCCATTGGAATGATAACATTTATATTATCTTTGGGGTCTAATACTTCATGTATTTTATAAATATATCTTATATTACTACTAGATTTTAATATTCTATTTGATGCATATTCAGTGTCATTACTCTTAATAAACATACTAAAAGTATCCGCAAATTGATCACCTCTTACTGTATTGAGAAATAGTTTCAAATTATTTTGTAAAATATAAGTATCATCTAATACTAAAATAAATTTGCTTTCTTCGCCACAGAGATCTAAACAACGATTTCTACTCGTTTTAAAATCTATGAATGGTTCTTCATATAATTTTCCTTTCTTCTTACCTACTAATACTTTTTTTATAATATCAATGGTATTATCTGTACTCCCTGTGTCTAATATAGTCCATCTATCAAAAAAAGGAAAATTTTGAATTAAAACATTTTCAAAATTATCACCAGCGTCTTTTACAATCATGGATAAATGAATTAAATTATCATAATTTAAAAAATAAGAAGGATTTTTATTTTCATCGAAAACTGTTAGAATATAATAATCAAATTCTTTTAAAAATTTAGCATGACACTTTTTATTTACATTTATAAAAAAATCTGTATTTGTTAAAGAATAGGTTGCTATATAATCTTCATCATTTTCTATTTTAAATTTTGAAATAACTACCAAAACATTATTATATAAATTTTCATATTTTTCAGATAAAATATCATTTATAAAAAGAATAACAGAACTACTTCTGGAATTTTCATACATTTTTTCTGTTGAATTACAAAATTCTATATTTGAAATACTTCTCTTATCATCATTTATATTTTGTATTATATTATAATTATTACTTTCATTTGAATTTAAAATAAAAACCTTTTTATAATTTGAACATGTTTTAATAGGAATATATCCTCCATGACTAACTTCAAAACACAATAAATTCATATCGTTATCTAAATAATTTAATTCGTTTATCAATGATACCAATCTTTCAAAAAGACCCAATGATTCTAAAATATTTAAATTATTGAATTCAGTATGGGGTACTTTAGCAAATTCTTTCTCAAAAACTATAAAATTTTCTTTATTAATGGTTACCGATGTTTTGCTCATTGTTTTTTTTGATTAGTATCCAATTCTTTTTTAAATTAAAGTAATAATTTTATTATGTTCTCCAGTTTTAGGATTTTCTTCATTTTCAGTACGTCTAAAAGGTAAGCCTTCCATATTTGGAGAATTCCATAACATATAAGCACCATTTATGATTGGTAAAAGATTTTCCAAATATTTTTTTCTATATTCTAAATTCATTTCAGATAAGGCATAGTTAGATATTAAAAAAAGATCATCCATATTTTCTTTCAAATCAGAACCAAATTGCGAACTATCTTTCCATTCAATAAATCCATCTAAAAAATTATGTCGTTTTAGGTAATATTTTTGTAAATTTTGAACTGAGGGTAAATCGTAAATATAATATTTTTTAATTTTAACGTTATATTTCCGTTTACGACTCAAATAATTGATAATCAACGCTAGTCCTCCATATCCTGCACCAATTTCAATCATTGAAACTATTGAGACATTATTTTTTTTTAATAAATTCAAAATATCAACTGAATGACTAAGATATCGAATAGTTGTTGGTGATATCTTGACTTTTTGATTATCAATTGTAAATTCTACCCTATTAGATCCATCAACGTCATTTAAATTTGATATTTCTTGTATTAGACTTATTTCAACCCCATCATTTTTCACTAAATTTTGTAAATATTGTTCACCTAACCATTCAGGTAAATGTTCTAACATATTAAAAACACTTTGATGTTGTTTCCAATTTATCATATTAGTTACAACTATTTCATCGCATGTTTTTTCCCAATCACTGTATATATCCATTTTTTATTTTTGCATCTTTTACTTTTTAGATTCATTATTTAATGAACCAAAGATAATTTCAATATTTTAAAAATATATATTCGTAAATATAAAAAAATGGTACGTCCTAGTATGATAGCATCTTCTTTATCTGGTTTATTAATATTATTAGCTGGTTTATTTTATCTTACCAAAGTAAATGAATTTTCACAAGATAGTTTTAAAAATATAATAGTATTATTACTTATTGCGATTGGTTTAGGAATTCATAGTATAAGTCATTATTATGAAGAAATATATTTTGATTTTAATCCTTTTGCTGGTAAATGGAAAATAAGTGATAATCCCAAAAAATTTTAAAACATATAGTATGTTTTAAAAAAATTAAAAGTGTTTTTTATATTTGTATTGTTGAATAGGTAGTTTTCTTGTGGATATAGCATAATCAAACAATTTCGAGTGTTTTTTAAATACTGGGCTGTGATTAACTAAAATCCACTCATCATTGGCATTTTCAAAATAATCTTTTATATTTTGAATCTCCTTTTCAGTATATTTAAAATTATAGTTTAATTCTTGTTTCATTGTATTTTCGTTACTTTCAAATATATTCGTTAGAAAATCAATAGATTCTTGAATCATAATCTCATATTCTTCTTCCTTTGATTTAAAAGTTCGATAACCTTTTTTTCTTCTATCAAGAATTTTTTTAAGTGCAATCTTTTGACTCTCATTCCATATATCATCTTCTTTTTTTGAATTATACATAGATTGTTGTGAGAAAATTATAATATTACGGTAGGAAGAAGAATATTTAAATCAATTTTCAAATATAATTCTTTTTTTAATTTTAATAAAAAAGAAATAGAATGTGTGTATGTAAATTTAGTAATACCAAATATAAATCATGTAAGTGTTCTTCAAAAAAGGCATTCTTTCGCATTGTTATGGTTTGATTTTATTATTTTTTCAATTTATTGGATCCTTTTGTATTATAAAAACAAATGAAAAAAAATGATTTTTTTAGTTATTTTTTCTTCAAAATATCAGATAACATTTATTATTATGGATCACATAATTTTAACACCTATCAACCTTGATAAACCTAGTACAATCAATGGTAAAAAGGCAAAAAACGACTATTTAAGAGAAATTTCTAATTCTTCATCTTTTAAATTACCATCTACTGCTAAATGGGACGATTCTAAACATAATACTGCGAAAGTTGGAAACTACTTTGGTTTTGTTCATCAAAATAGAAACAAAAATATTATAGAAATATTTCGAATTGAAAAGATAATTCTAGCTATTCATAGACCAAACTATTGGGATATTATTGAACATAAACCAAGAAATGTTCTAATTTTATCTGAAAAAATTGATGAAATTAGTTGGTCAGATTACAAGGAACAAAATAATTACAAAGAAAATTTTGTTTTACAAGGTACTAGTCGATTAAAAAATAACACAAATTTTTATGGAAATTAGGAAGAAAAAGTTCCTAGATCGAGATTTCTAAAAGATGGAGATTTCTAAAAGATGGAGAAATACAAAAGATGGAGAAATACAAAAGACGGAGAATTACAAAAGATGGAGAAATACAAAAGATGGAGATTTCTAAAAGATGGAGAAATACAAAAGATGGAGATTTCTAAAAGATGGAGAATTCTGATGATGGAATAGATGATGTGATAGATGATGATGTTATAAGATCATTTTGTTCTGTTTTTTTTGAAGATGATTCAGGTGTTGATTTATCTGAAATTAAAGGAGTCACTCTTCTATGATCTAAAACAAACAAACCTTTAACATAATTATACATATCTGATAAAAAACCACTATCATGAGGTCTAGATTTTATTTTTCTTCTTTTAGGAGATCTAGATTTTATTTTTCTTTTAGGAGATCTAGATTTTATTTTTCTTTTAGGAGATCTAGATTTTATTTTTCTTTTAGTCATATTTGTTTTTATTATATATAATAAAAATTTAAACATTACTTTCTAAAGGAAATGGTGGTGGATTGATAATTTCAATTTCACATAATTTTGCATTAATCATTTCGATCAATACATCAATATCACAACAAAACTTTATATCATATGCATATGTTTCTTTGAGATTATTAAGTCCATTTCTCGAAAATCTAAGGTCAGAAACTTAAGATATAATTAAAAAAAATAATGCTATAAATTTATTTATTATTTTAAGACAAACTGTTTTTGTCTTAAAATGACATGTTACATAACTTCTTATTACGATATAAATAGAGAACATTGGACAAATAGCTTTAAAAGAAGTTTTGATGACTATTTAAAAACATTTGAACCTTTCATATCTTTATTTAATACAGAATATTGTGGTGATGATGAAATGATTGTATTCATTGACTCAAAAAATTATAAACAATTAGAAGATCTGATAAATTTTAAACCTAAATCAAATATATCTTTACATATGATAAATGATGAAATAATGAATGAGTTACCAATGTGGAGAACTCTAGAAAAGGAAAGAGAAATTATGAATCTCGAGTCTTTTAGAAAATTACTTGGTGAAAGACATATTTTTCCAGAACATAATTACCCTGAATACACCCTCATAAATCATTCAAAAATAGATATAGTTTGTCGGGCTATTAATTTAAATTTATCAAAACATTCTATTTTTGCATGGGTAGATTTTGGATTTTTTGCAAAAGATATAAATATTCCAAATTTATTATTAGATATTTCAAACTTTGATATCAATAAAATTACGTATTCTCTTATAAATCCAATAGAAAAAACAGATTTTAATATAGAATATACATTACTAAATGCTCCAGAAGTAATTGGAGGATTTTTTTTCTTAGGTTCTAAGGAAAAAATGTTAGAATATCAGAAATTATATCATGAAACATTGGATTATTTTCAAAATACTTTGCAAATTGCAGATGATGATCAACATTTAGTATTACAATGTATTAATAAAAATCCATATATTTTTAGTTTTAATACGAAAAAGTACGGTTGGCATAAAGTTTTAAAAGCAAATGAAAAAAAATTTATAAATGTAATTTCATTTTGTCTTTGGGGAAATGAAAAACGATATACTATTGGTCTAATTGAAAATATAAAATTAGCGTTATTATTTTATCCTGATTGGGAATGTTGGATTTATATTCATAAAAATACTGTAAATGAAAATTATATTAATATTTTAAAAAGTTTTAGAAATGTAAGGATATTCATTAAAAATGACCCATATGTTAGACATATGAGATTCATGTTATGGCGTTTAGAGCCAATTATGAATTTATCAGTTGGTAGATTTATTTCTAGGGATACTGATACAAGAATATCACCTAGAGAAGTTTTAGCAGTCATGGATTGGGTAAAATCAGATAAAATATTACATATTATGAGAGATCATCCACAACATTATCCGAAAATTCTTGGGGGAATGTACGGGGTGAAATGTTCTAGATTTCTGAATGATTTAGATTGGATGTTAGATATTGAGGAATATTTTATAGAAAATGGGGAAAGTATGAATGATCAGGGTTATTTAGAAAAAACTCTATATAATTTATTTTCAAAGGATAGAATAATACATGACGAAATTAAAAAATATGAAGGTGATGAATGTAAAAATTTTAGTGTTCCATTTGAAAAAAATGGGCATTTCGTTGGATGTTATATCTATGAAGATGAATCAACAGATCCCCAAACTTCAAAAGTTTTACTTGATTGGTTAAAATATAATTTACCACATAGAATAAGTAATTACGACACAACTTTATTAGAAGCATTAAAGTTCATATCAAGTAAAATAAAAAATATATATATAATTCATTATACGAAACTGGTTTCAAGAAAACAGAATATTATTAATGAATTACAACGAAATTTTCTTGACAAGTTTTTTCAAATTAATTGGGTTGATAATTTTGATCGGGAGACTATTAATGAAAAGAAAATAAAAGAATCATGTATTTTAAATCCTAATATTTTAAACAGATTTATGACATTACCCGAAATAGCAAATGGTTTAGCACATATTGATACAATTGAAAAAATTCGAGATG